GGTCTGCGTTACTTGCTACTCGCATATCCCAAGCGGTCAGTGCTACTGCTTATAGCACATCCATGCGCACAAGAGCGTCGATTGTATCACCGGACATTTTGGGTGCTATGTACTTGCTGTTATTTGGTTTGTTTCGGGTTTTGCCATCTTTTCCAACAACCGTGTACCCGTCACAGTAGTCCAAACATGACTGGGCACACCTTGCATATAAATCGAAAAGATCGTCATAACTGACCCCATACACCTCATCCAAATAATCAGAAAAATCAGTGATTGTATGCGTCAACGCCCTGGTGACTACTGCATGGACATTTTCACGGCCACCCATTTCCTTGAGTTTTGATACGCGTACATCAAGGTAAGGGGTGTCTGAGAGGTGGGCAGAAGTTTCAACCAGTAGCTCTTTTATACCAGGCACGTGCCTATGTTCATAAGCGGCAGAGAGATACTTGCCGGCCATGTAATCTCTATCGTTGACCTGAGAGTTCCTATTCGGCCTCAGGTTCAACTTTGCAAGCACGCGCCCGAATTGTGGGACGGGACGACACCCTATAGAGCCTCGTATATACCTTTTACGATAAAAGGTAGCAAAGTGACGATCTTTTTGTGGCACCACTTCAGCAACCATTCCAGTATCGCTGAAGACTTTTTCAATTGCCTCCTTGAACTTGACCTCGTCACCCACGACGTACCCCAAATAATCGTCCCCTCCGTGCACGTTCGTGCTCTTCTCAATCGAGGCGCGCTCCAGCGCAGCCTGGATAAGAGCCATATGCGTGTACGAATTTCCTGTGGTGGTGGTCGTCTCCCCTGACCAACGCTCACCCTCCACGTCTGCGCAGATCCCATACCGGGTCCACACTCGTACTTTCGTCGTACGCGCAAACTCACGAACGAACCACACGGGCGCCCCCAATTTTCGATAGAACATCGCTTCAAACCTGCGAAGTTCTTTCGGTTGGCTTCCGTCGTTGTTCTTTGCGTCGCTCTCCACAGGCTTACCCTCGGCTTGCTCCATGATTTCCCCCAGCTCCTCCCCTTTCATCCCGCACCCATACAGTGCGATATTGCCAGTATTCAAAGGGTTGGCCATGGAAAAGATCTTTTTCATCCTGTTGTTCAGCTCCATAACAACAGGACCAGTCAATGCATTGTACATATCCGTTCCTTGATATACAATGCGCGGCTGAGCCTTGTGGTCCTTTAGGAGAACTTCTTGTTTTGCGAACACATGTTTCTTGTCCATCTCACTATTCCATTGTGCACCTTCCAACGCCTCCAGCAACCTACGGCCCTTGCCAGGATCACATGTGGCAAAGTACTCATCCATGAGATCTTTGTCAACTCGAATATCGTCAAGGGGCTTAAATTTAGACATGAGAAGCTCATGCCCACGCTTGAATGACGATATATCCTGAAGAGAAGGTTTGTAATCACAACGCTTCTTCATAGCATGTGTGGTACTGGCAGCCGTATTACTCGGGACAGTGAGTGGAACACCGGCCAATATGGCGCCTTTAGCGACCCCGACTCCTGTCTCTGGGTCGTCATTTTTGACGCGGCACACATTGACTCGTGCTTTTATGTTCTCAAATTTAACCTCGTGATCGTAGGAAGTAAACGTGTTGGATTCCAACCCATCTTCCTTGACCGCTTGGCGAGCTCCAGCTCTTTGCTTTCGCTTGTTGTCGATAACGACAGGAGGTAGACCTCCAAATTGAATTTTGGTTTTGTTTTGCATAATGACGAAAAGTATGAATGACTTAATA